ATCATTTGCGCCGGATTTGCGGCATTTTTTCAATCAATCGACTGTCTAAACTATTGTTTTTGCTTAATTCTATAGGATAAGCGGTAACTGTTTTGCAATCAGTAACCGGCCAACATAAATGTTAGACGTGGCTAACTTTCTTAGGCTGTACAAAACAGTAACGGCGGTGCTTATAATGTTAGACTATATCCCCTGTCAAATTATTGACACTTGACAAGGATTGACATGATTGAACCATTAATATAAAAATAATTAATTCTAATTTTTCACATGAAAGGAAAGTGACATGACTAACGAAACACTTACGCCGGAAAAAATTGAAGCTTTGCAGACCATGATTCGCATGAACCTATTAACATTGGATCAGGTTCTTGACATGATGCTGGCAGACGCAATTGACGTTCCGCTGGTTCAAACCGCGATTATGCTTTCCGATAATCCGGCATATTTTGAACAGCGTTTTGAATTCAAAAACTAACCTGAAAGGATACCAAGCTATGATTATCTATAACGGCCCATCACTGTTAGACGGCAAGCCCATTGTCGCAATCGCCATTCGCAAATCCGGCAATGCCAAGACTGGCGACATGGTGCAAACATATATCTTATGTCGCGACATTGATCCGCGCGATGCAAACAAAACCGGCGCAGACTATTCGATTTGCGGCGCATGTCGGCATCGCGGAACGCCGACTAATGACCCGAATAGAAAGCTTGCAGAAAATCGGTCCTGCTATGTCAATATCGCGCAGGGCGTTTTGATTGTCTGGAAAGCTTATCAGCGCGGCATATATGATACCGCGACGGGCCATGACGCTATTGCAAAGCTTGGCGCAAATCGCATGGTTAGGCTTGGCACCTATGGCGACCCGTCGGCAGTCCCGTCCTATATTTGGGAAAGCTTGCTGTCCAAAGCCGATGGATGGACAGGATACAGTCACCAAGCCGACGTTACTGGCGCGGATTACCGGCCCGATATGGTCATGCGTTCCGCCGATACAGAACAAGAGGCGCGGCAAGCTTGGCGCAATGGTGAAAGAACGTTCCGCGTTGTCGCCAACGTGTCGGATATCATTCGCGGCAAGGAAATACTTTGTCCCGCCAGTAAGGAAGCCGGACAGCGCGTCCAATGCCAAGCTTGCAAGCTATGCGCAGGCAGTAGTATTGCCGCTAAGTCTATCGCAATCCCTGCGCATGGTGCCGGAAAGAATAATTTTGCGGCATAATGTAACGCCGTTACAAAAAACCAATTCAATAGGCTGGTTTATTCCGGCCTATTTTTTTGCCTTGTATATGTTTTAGCGTGTTAATACACTAAAACGCCAGCCAGCCAACTAACTTCTATCATGGTGTGGTGGTGTGGTGGTGTGGTGGTGTGGTGGTGTGGTGTATTTTTTTTTTTTTTTTTTTTTACTTGACATGATGAATAGGTTCATAGTAGTTTTAATTATGGCTAGTGATAAAGAGGTTACAAAATGATTATTCATCAATTCACAACATCGGAACCCAACCCGCCATTTGAGGTGATGCGGCAGGATATGTACGCAGACTATTGCTTTGACTGTTCATGCGAAGGCATCCAACCTATTGACTGGCCTACATGGAAGGTGCTAGTGTCTGAATTGCTTGCTAGAGGTGATGGCGAAGCATGGGCGTGTATGTATGCACAAAAAGTGGCGTTTGATCGCTATCATTCAAACTAAAAAACGTGGTAAATAACACAAAAAATGGAGACTAACATGACTGAAGTATTCTTGGTAAATTACACACACAAGGACAGTGTAGAGTGGACGTGTCATCACGCTACACACTCACTTGCAGTAGCAACCGCAAAGGCACAGGAACTGCGTGACATGGGATATCGTGTGAATGTACAGTCTGTGTTAATTGATGAAGATGGGAGGATCAAACTATGATGACTGAGCAACAGCAAATGAGTATGTTTGGGTGTCTATTATCTGACTTGGACGTGGATATTCAGGGGTGTAAAGACGATCTTGTGTATAGTTTGACAGGGTTTGCAATGTCTGTATTATCTGACGCACAGGAGCAGATGGCTATGGGTTTGTACGATAAATCCAGACAGTATATCAACATTGCTAAGTATATAATCAAACACATGGAGGACTAAAATGGAACACTATATGTCACATTGGGAATTACAACCTGACACGCAGAACACATGGACAAGTGTAAATTGTGCCAATGGTCGTGCGGAGATTATCAAGCACATTGGGTGCTGGATGCTTGAGATACGATTTGACAGTGGCAAGTATCATGTGTCATCGCATAACACTCGTGAGGAAGCTATGCGTCAGGCTGAGTGCCAAGCAACGTGGACAGTGGATGTTAGTGACTGGTATTGACAAATGGTATATCGTAGTGGTAGAGTTAATCCAGTCGCAAAGGCATTGCTACAGACCGACAGACGTAGGTCACAAGTAGTGCCAGACAAAACCAAGTACAACAGAAAGAAGGACAAAGACAATGCAAATAAAAGTAGAAAGCATGAAGCGTATCGCACCGAAGGCTGATGGTCAGCGTGACCACTGGCGGCGTGATAAAAAGACTAAAACCCTGAAGCGTAAGGCGGCCCGACAAGCCAAGCGTTTCACCCAAGCGGCATAATGTAACGCCGTTACAAAAACTAACCAACAGAAAAGGAGACAAATCATGTCATATATCAAAGTGAAAGCAGTCAACATTCTCAACGCAGTAACAGGCAAAAAGCCAAGCATTGATCGTGTCAACGATAAGAAATACAACGACATGGGCAAATACTATGTAGGCCCATCGGCTGGTGGTCAGTTCCTGCAAGTCAATGATGGTCTGCACATTCGCTATTATGGCAATCCATTCTGGAACCTGTATCGGATTGTATCCAAGCAGGGTACAGACTTTGTAACCCATCAAGCAAAGTAACCAACACAACAGGGGTGGTCATAGTGCCACCCCACCTACTCTGGAGACAGATAATGACTTCTATTACTCAATACACAGTAGCCGACTACAACGTGAACGTCTTTCGTGGTCATGTGCGAGAAGATGGTCGCATACTTCACGGCATCAGATCAGATGGTGTCTTGGAGTGGCGCAAACCAGATGCCTATAAACGGCATGAGGACAATCGCCGTAAGCGTAATGCCTACAAACGTGCAAGGCGTAAGCATTGGCTGGACAAATACAAGTTACACCATGGGTGTAGCGTGTGTGGCACAAAGGACATTCACCCATTCATGCTGCAAATGGATCACTTTGATCCAAGCACTAAGATTGGTAATGTCGGTGATCTTGCGACAGGAAGTCTGCGTAAATTCATTGACGAGATACGTAAATGTCGCATCGTATGTCTGCCATGTCATGTGGAACATACAAACATACAAAGACAGAATGGAGAACTCTAATGAGACCCAAGTTCGAAAATACACTAGAGATCGTGAAACTTAGACAAAAAGTGTGTTTTTACCAAGGTAAACTGTTTGGTATCCATGAACTACTGGACATGGCTTCCGAATGGCTATCAGAACATGAAATAGAACACATAACAATAGAAGTGGAAAGCCTGTCTGGGCATTACAATATGCTCATAGAAGACACAAAAGATGAAATTGAAAAATTGCGGAAGGAGAACTCTCATGAGTAAACTTTTACACGATGAAGATTTTTGGAATCACCTCGATAAATCTCTGGAAATTCAAAAGGCACACGGTGTGTCCTACTTACAAGATAGTGATCCATTACCGGAAAATGGGTACACAATGGACGATAACGCTACTCAAATATGGCTTGATGTTAACGGCTACACAGTCATAATCATCAAAGGACCAGCAGTAGAAGGTGAAGATGATGATGTGCATGACAAAGGCATTCGCATAAAGGTACACAAGACCGATGACTACGAAAGCCTGATGAAAGATGAGTTCTTGTTAGACAAACACTTTGAGGAGTATGACTATGAATAGGTTCATAATTGACTTTCACCCCGCTGGCATTGCCAAGTCTATGTGTGACAAGCACATTGTCAAAATGCCATTGGAAGAAGCACAGATGCTATCCTTTGCTGTCAAGCGTTATCTGCCTGACATTGAAGGCTTGCAGGGTGGTCCAAAGGCACATGCCAAGCACCCATGTACTCTGTGGGCAGGTAATACACGAGCAAACTATATGTTTGGTTGCATGATGCTAGATGAGATGTCGCAAGAATACACAAGGCGATATGGCAAGGTACATAAATGTTCACTGCTCTTGCCACGGCTAAAAGAACTTGCTATACATATTCCAGAAGGCCAGATCACCAAGCATCCGCAGTGCTTTGGACAAGGTAATGACCATCTAAAGACTACAGAAGTATGGCCTGTTGAGGCTTATCGAAACTATTACCGCTGGAAGTATCAAACTACAGACTGGTGTGGTAAGTACAAACTAAGGGAGGTTCCAAAATGGTTATCCGCATAGACAATCTTACAGATGAAGAGGCCGTAGCAATTCTACAGATGTTGAATGAAGCGATTGACCTACACTTTGGTGAAGCAATGTTCAATGTGCGTGATTGGGAATACTTTGACCTTGACGCCGCAAGACTTTCAGCCTATAAAAAATATCGTACATGGTACGAAATGATCTATGGAAAGGAGACTAACGATGCCTAATCATACAGACAACAGAGTAACACTGTACCACAAAGACAGTCAGCAGATTGACATGATTTACAACATCATGAACACACCAGACACACCATTGTGCCAGACACTTATTCCTATGGATGAGAAGTTGCTAGAGGTATCTGGTTTTTCAGATGACTATAAACCACAAGGCTGGTATGGATGGCGGCTTGATAATTGGGGAACTAAGTGGGACATCTATGATGCACACTGTGACCGCATTGACGCTAACACACTACAGCTATACTTCAACACAGCATGGTCGCCACCTATGCCTATCTATGACAAGCTGGTAGACATGGGCTTTGAGGTGACTGCTCGTTACCTTGATGAAGGTTGGGGATACATCGGTGAATACGTCAGTGGTGATGACTGGTGTATTGGTGACGTTGAGAGTGTTGCTGAACACTACCCTGAACTGGACGAGGAGTTTGGTATTAGTGAGCGTATAGCTGAGTATCAGGATGAGGAGAATGCGGCATGACAATGGACATGATTCCACTTGTAGTTAACTGCATTGCCTTTGGCTGGTGCCTCGCACTGTTCTTACACAGAAAGGAGAACACAAATGACTGAATACAGACCTTTCATAGACAGGAAACATCTTATGCAACACATATCTGCATTGCTAGATGAGATTGATTTTCTGAGAGAACAACTGCAACCACACGATACTGGACATATACACACTGCAATCGGTGTGTTAGAAAGTCGTGTAGATAAATTATGGGAGAGTATGAAAACATGATACAAGTAAAGAGATGCCACAATGGATGAAAGGAGAAACACAATGAACATCACACACAAACAGAGAAAAGAGTTCCTTGAAGCATACAACAATTTGCGAACCATACTTCAATCAATACATGAGTGTCAGGACATTTGGATGTCAGACATTCGTAAGTTGGAATCAATGGAATGGCTTATGCGTAGAACTATGAAATTTGTGCCACATAAAGATGATGAAGGAAATAGTATGTGGTATCATGATTGGGTGCTTGAAGACTTGAGTGTAGACCCAGACGGAGAACAGCCAGATGTTTGAGGCAGCACTCGTATGCCTAGCACTCAATGTGTATCACGAGGCACGTGACCAGCCCTTCATTGGGCAGGTTGCGGTAGCCCAAGTGGTAATGAACAGGGTCAAAGACAATAGATACCCTGACAATGTGTGTGACGTAGTTACACAAGGACCAACCTACTCATGGAAGCCTGACTTCCCTGTGCGTCATCGTTGTCAGTTCAGTTGGTACTGTGATGGCAAATCAGATGAGGTAAAAAATGAGAAGGCTTGGCAGACAGCAATGCGTGTTGCACATGGCGTGTACTACGGCAACCTAGACGACTTCGTTGAAGGTGCCACACATTATCATGCAACCTATGTCCTGCCTGAGTGGGCAGAAACCAAGACGCCTATTGTACAAATAGGACAACATATGTTTTACAGATGGGAGTAGTTAAGATGGAACTTTTTATTCTAATCAATATCATAGCCGCAATAGCTTACTTAACATAGGAGGTATATGTATGGATATTATTCTTGGTTTAGTAATATTTTTTATCATAGCAGTCTTTACTTTATGATTTGCTAGTGATATAACACAACAACAGTTAACGAACATGAGAGGAGAATTATCATGCCATTAGATTTTACACCACAAGAGATTGTACCTGAGAACCTGAACTTCCCTGTTGTCTTTGAGCAGACTAAGTTCGACAAATCAAAGTACGTCATCAACGGCAACACAGGTGAGTATCTGGGGATTGTAGGACACAAGTTTAACTGCGCCAGCCATGGCGACTTCTTCACCAAAGCACACAACACAGTGTCTAAAACTCTTGGTGAAGATTATTGTGACAACATGAATATCAGTTACAAAACTGCTCGTAACAATGCTTGGGCATTGATGGAAATGGTTATGCCTAACGTCCTACGTAAGATCACTACAAACAAGCACAGCACAACCATTGCACCCCGCCTGATTGCCCTACATGGCATTGATGGTTCATGTAGCAACATGGTCTTCTTCGGTGCTATCGACTTCTTTTGTACCAACGGCATGGTCACAGGCGACTACGACAAGATCAAGAAAAAGAATACAGCAAACTTTTCACTTGACTTGTTTATTAAGGAACTAGAAACGTCAGTAAATGACTTCTATGCGACAGCAGACAAGTTCCAATCATGGGCTGAGACAAGCCTGATGACGGTTGATGTCAAAGCACTGCTTGAAAGCATCATTAAATCTGACCGCAAGGCTGATAAAATGTACGGTTTGTACAATCAAGAGGTCGGCATTCGTGGTCGTAATGTGTGGTCTTTGTATTCAGCTTTCACTAACTATGCCACATATGCAGACGAGCGTAACGGCTTCAACCTTCGTAACACAGGTAATGACACCGCCGCTGAATCCATGTGGTCAAGAGAGCAGGAAGTAGCTAAGTGGATTGACTCACCACAGTTTCGGAGTATTGCTGCATGAAGGTACTCAAGTTAGTAAATGATTACTACAAATCGTATGATTTCAGGAACATACGAGATGAAACTAAGAAACAGTATGAATATTTCATAAATGTTATGCTTAACACTGAGGTGGACGGACAGGCTCTGTCCACTCTCAACATCAATGATTTGACCACTCGCATGGCTAAAGTTGCTTACGATGGCTGGTGTGAAAAGGGCATTCATATGGCAAATCATATCATGTCTGCATCCAGTATTGTATTCAATCACGGTCTGAGAATGGAACTATGTACAATAAACCCCTTCTCAAACGTGCGTAGGAGAGCCGCTGAGAGGCGTAAGACAGTTTGGAGTAGGGAGGATGTCAGAAAGTTCTTAGACACCGCCTACGGCGATTTTAGCACTCGTAACATCGGTCTTATTGCACACATGGCATACGAATGGTGTCAGCGGCTTGGTGATATGCGTCTTTTGACTTGGGATAACATCGACTTTGACACAAAGACTATGCGTCTTGAACAATCAAAGCGTAAAGCGGATGTTCATTTACCTATTTCAGATGACTTGTGCGATATGTTGTCGCAGCAACATGATGATTTTGGGTTCCAGCAGTACATTGCACCTAGACCAAATCCAATTTGTGGTGAATACAGACCTTATTCACTGCAAAAATTACCTCTGTTTGCCAGAAGAATTATGGATGATGCAGGTCTACCTAAAGAACTACGTTTGGCTGACCTTCGGCGTACAGGTACCACAGAAATGGTTGAGGCAGGTGTCGGTATGGCACAAATCATGTCGGTTACTGGACACTCTAATCCAGCGTCAGTAAAACCTTACATGAAAAATACTTTAAAAAGTGCAAATTTTGCATTGACTGAGCGAAAAATACATGGTAAAAGCATACCAAGTGCCGCAAAGGAAGGTGATATTACATGAATAATATTTATAACACTAATGTGTATAAACATATAAATGAATTAAATATACCTAATGGAACTACAAAAAGAATGGTATGTCCTAATTGTGGAGAGCGTACATTTACAGTGACCAATAACATGGGTTCACTTTTATGGAATTGCTTTCGTGCTAGTTGTGGTATCAAGGGTAGCGACAGAGTGCATTTATCTGTAGAGGATATACGTACTGGCTTCTCTGGCGTAAAAGAATTTGCAGAAGATACATTTGAGTTACCTACCTACGTAGTTTCTAATAGACACCCCAGACACTTGATAAAATGGTGTGCTGAGTGGGGCATTGATGAAACTAAACTTGGTCTGTTGTATGACGTAAAGGAAGATCGTGTTGTGTTTCCTGTGTACCATCAGGATAAAATTGTAGATGCCACTGGCCGTGCGTTAGGAAAAAAATTACCTAAATGGAAAAAATATGGAAAAAGTGGCTTGCCATACAGTCATGGGTGTGGTAAAGTCGCTGTAGTTGTTGAGGACTGTGTGAGTGCAGCCGTTGTTGGTTACGGTTCCTTTGTCGGGGTTGCGCTTCTTGGCACTTCTTTGCAAGAGTCGCATAAAGGATTTCTCTCGCAGTTCTCAACAGCCATTGTAGCACTTGACCCCGATGCGCTACCGAAGACGTTGCAGTTTGCAAAAGAATTAAGAGGACATGTTAACGATGTTCGTGTTCTTAGAATTAAAGATGACTTGAAATATCGTAACCCGACAGATATGGAGAATTTAAATGGAATTATCACTGATTAGAAGTTTAATGGACAAATCATTTTATGATGACCACCGTGGGGCAAGATGCCCTGACCGTTTGTTTAGTAAGGATGTACGAAAGATTAAACAGGCTATCGACAAAGCTATGGATCGTTACGAAAGAACAGTAACACCAGACGAGATTGAGGCACTGTTCTTAGCAAACAATCCAACTATGACAACAGCACAGAAGAACTCTTTTTCTTCTTTGTTTCAGAAGATTAAAAAAGAACAACCTATGGGAGAGGATATTGCACAGGAAGTTCTTTCTAAACTATTTCAGCAAGTTATCGGGGAGGACATTGCTAATCTTGGTTTTGACTATGTGAATGGAGACAAGTCTAGCCTTGAGCCTCTTCGTTTATTACTGGAGCAATATGGAGATGACTTTACGCCTAATTTGAATATTGATTGGGAGGACATTGAATTGGAAACTTTGCTTGATAGAAACGATTTAGAAGCACGTTGGGTATTCAACATTCCTTCACTTGCTCGTAAGGTAGAAGGGGTAAATGCTGGACACTTGATTGAGGTTGGTGCTAGACCCAACACAGGTAAGACATCGTTCCACGCCAGCCTGATTGCAAGTCCGGGAGGTTTTGCACATCAGGGTGCTAACTGTATTATCCTATGTAATGAGGAAGGGTATCACCGTGTGGGTGCCAGATACCTTACAGCCGCAACTGGCATGACGATGCGTGAGATTAAGGCTAATCCATCTAAGGCACGAGACTTGTACGCACCTGTGAAGGAACGTATAAAGATTAAGGACGCAACTGGTCGTGACATGAATTGGGTAGAGTCTGTGTGTAAGTCTTATAATCCTGATGTAGTTCTTCTTGACATGGGTGATAAGTTCGCTAGGACTAGTGGCTTTGCACGTACTGATGAAGCACTTAAGGCCAATGCAGTACATGCTCGTATGATTGCTAAAGAATATGGATGTGCTGTGTTTTATATGTCACAGCTATCTGCTGAAGCAGAAGGCAAGATACAGCTTAATCAAAGCATGATGGAAGGCTCTCGTACTGGCAAGGCCGCTGAAGCTGACCTGATGGTTTTGATTGCTAAAAACCCTATAAAGATATCAGAGGACAGTTCTGAGCAGGAAGAAGACCCACAGCGTCATCTTAATGTTGTAAAAAATAAGTTGACAGGATGGCATGGTAGTGTACATTGTGAACTTGAATATCAGACAGCGAGGTATGTAGTATGAAATTAACACTTGATGTAGAAAACACAGTAACACAACGTGATGGCAAGATGCATCTTGACCCATTTGAGCCTGAAAACTCACTTGTTATGGTTGGTGTTCTTACTGACATGGGAGATGAGGCACTTGTTCCTTTTGACCATTCAGAGGCTCCATTTTCAAATATAGATTCAAGAATACTTATCCAGTCTTATCTGGACCAAGCATCAGTCTTGATTGCACACAATGCTGCATACGATTTATTGTGGCTTTGGGAATCTGGGTTTAAATATGATGGTCCTGTATTTGACACAATGCTGGCAGAGTATGTACTACAGCGTGGCATAAAGGAGCCTTTGTCACTTCAGGCTTGCGCTGAACGCTATGACTTGGATGCAAAGAAACAAGATACTCTTAAGGAGTATTTTAAAAAGGGATACAGCACAAGAGATATTCCATACGCAGAATTGTGTGAATACTTGTCTGCCGATCTTCATGCTACACAGCAACTAGCTACAAAGCTGATGTACAGACTAAACTTGACTGAGGATAGTACATTGATGAGTACAGTTGCATTGAGCAATGAAGTTGCAGTTAGACTTGCTCGTATATACCAACGTGGCTTTGCTGTAGATATGGAAGCACTGGAACAGGTACGTACAGAGTTTGAACAGGAAAAGGAACAGCTTATCAAAAATCTACAAGTTCATGTGCGTAAGGTAATGGGTGACACACCTATCAATCTCAACAGCCCTGAACAATTATCTTGGGTAATTTATGGACGTAAGGTTCTTGATAAACAGGATTGGGCCAGTAAGATTGACCCATACATGACCGATCAGGATTTCAATCGTCTTATCACAACAGGAACTGAGAGGCTGTATAGAACAAATGCGGTACAATGCGGTACTTGTTCTGGTACTGGTTACATCAGGAAAACTAAAAAGAATGGTGACCCTTTTGCAAAGGCAAATAAATGCCCAGAATGTTTGTCAGAAGGTTTCTTGTTTATTCCCACTGATACATTAGCTGGGTTTAAGTTCAAGCCACCATCACCTAAATGGGCTAGTGCAAATGGTTTCACTACAAGTAAAATGAATCTTGAGTTACTAGAAGGTGCGGCACGTACAAAGGGTATGGACGATGCTGTTGAGTTTCTCAGTAATGTTAGAAGACTTAGTGCAGTTGATACTTATCTTTCCTCTTTTGTTGATGGTATCAAGACACACGTAAAGCAAGATGGTAAGCTACATGTACGCTTACTACAGCACAGGACTGCCACAGGCAGATTTAGTGGTGCAGACCCTAATATGCAGAACATGCCACGTGGTGGTACGTTTCCTGTTAAGAAGGTTTTTGTATCACGATGGGAAGGCGGTAAGATTATGGAAGCTGATTTTGCACAGCTTGAGTTTCGTGCCGCCGCATATTTATCACAGGATGGAGTTGCAATTGAGGAAGTATCTACTGGATTTGATGTACATGCATACACCGCTAAAGTTATTACCGATGCTGGTCAGCCTACGGATAGGCAGACTGCGAAAGCCCACACCTTCGCACCATTATACGGTGCCACCGGCTTTGGCAGAACAAAAGCAGAGGCAGCGTACTACGAACACTTCACGCAGAAATACAAGGGCATCGCAGCTTGGCATTCCAGACTGGCTAAAGAGGCTTTAGAAACGCAGAAGATACGCACACCAAGTGGTCGTGAGTTTTCATTTCCAGATGTTGTGCGTAAAGCTAGTGGTCGTGTATCTCACTTTAC